CAGAAATCACAAATGCAAACAATTTGATTGCAGAACTGAAACAGGCATCCAAGGGAAATGAAGAAATGCAGCAGAAAATTGCAGAATATGATGCGGAGAATGCAAGACTTCAGGAAGAATTGCAGGAAACAAAAATCAAATCCGCAATCAAGGTTGCATTGTTATCTGAACACGCAGTTGATGTTGATTATTTGACATTCAAACTGAATGAATCCCTGAAAGAAAAGGGCGAATCCCTTGAACTTGATGAAAACGACAATATCAAAAATTGGGAAGGCAGATTGTCAGGTTTAAAGACACAATTCCCAACAATGTTCGCTAACAGTGCCGAAGATGGTGATGGTTTTGTTCCGGTAGAAAACAATGGTTTGCCAAAATCATACACTGACAAATCGGTCACAAAGGAACAGTTCAGAAATATGACATACGAAGAACGTGTGGCATTAAAACAGAGCAACGAAAAACTCTACAACCAATTAGCAAAATAAGAAAGAAAAGAGGTAAAAAAACATGGCAAGAACAGGATTATTTGGCGGCTTCTATTTTGATGAAGAAGTATTTGGCGATATGATGCAGGAAGCGGATTTTTGGTCTAATCCGATTATGGCATCCGGTATCGTGCAGCAGGATGCATCAATCATGGATTTGGTTGGTGAAAAAGGTAACGTAGCAACGATTCCATTATATAAACCACTCAACATTCATGATGAAAATATGGGTGCGTTAAACAATGATGGTTTAACAGACAACACACCTGTTGAAATTGCAGGTGACAAACAGACTTGTATGCTCATTCAGAGAATGAAAGCATTCAAAGCAAAAGACTTCACCAAGGAATTAACAGGTGCAAATCCTTTGACCAACATCAAAGGTAAAATTCAGGATTACTATACCCAGGTATGGGAAAATGAATTGATGAACATTGCACAGGCAGTTCTTTCAATTAAAGCATTAGAAAGTCATGTGCTTGACCTTTCTGTTGCAGAAGGAACAATTGCTGATGCAAACAAAATCAATGAAACTACATTGATTGATGCAGAACAGCAGGCACTTGGAGATATGGCAGGTGGCCTTGGCCTTATGGTCTTACATTCAAAGATTTTTGCACAGTATAAAAAGATGAAACTTGTTGAATATGACAAGTTCACAGTAGGGGATGCAATCAAGAAAGAAGTAATTCTTCCTCATATCGGTGGCAAGATTCCACTTGTTACAGATTACTATACTGTTGATAATTCTGTTGCAGGATTCCCGGTATTCAAAACATACTTATTCGGAACCGGTGCATTCCGTTCAGCAGATAAGAAGAACTATGAAAAACAGTACACAACAAATTATGATCCTGAAAAAGCAGCCGGAACAGATATGTTCTACACAAAACAGGGTAAAGTGCTGCATCCAAATGGTGTTTCACTTGCAGTTGACAATATTGCAAAAGAATCACCTACATTTGCCGAACTTGGCAAAGCAGACAACTACACACTGAAATTCAATCACAAGAATGTGAAGATGGGTGTTATCAAAACTAATGGCTAAAAAGGGGGTACAGGAATTATGAACAAATTCATAATTGTTGATGGGCTTCCTTTTTTATATGCCAATGGCAAGGCATATCGTGTCAGATGGGATGATAAAGGTTTCACAGTGGGTGCAGAAGTTGAATTGACTTCTGTGCCTTCTGTTACCTATTCGGAAATATCCATCAAGGCAAAGTGTGCAGGGCATCTTGACAGCATTCAGGAAACAAATCCTGATGAAGAACAGGAAGCAGGACAGGAAACAAATCCTGATGAAGAACAGGAAGCAGGACAGGAAACAAATCCTGATGAAGAACAGGAAGCAGGACAGGAAACAAATCCTGATGAAGAATCCGTTCCTGGAATTCGTGATGGAATGAAACTTGAAGAATTGAAACAGTATGCATCAGATAATGGCATTTCATTAAAAGGTGCAAGAACTAAAACTGAAATACTTGAAGCAATCAACAATGCTTCCAAAGAATAGGGGGGATTCCCTATGATTATTTCAGTAGAAGAAGCAAAAAAACGCATCACAACTACAGAGGAAGATTCAGTGCTTGAAGATAGAATTCAGGCACTTGAATTGACCATAAGAAAGAAAACCAACAACAAATTCCAAAAACGCAATATCAGGGTATCGTGTCAGGTTATGGCACGGAAGTTGTTCACAGAATACCCATATTTCAAAGTGGGTGATACTGTTGAAATATCACAATCCATTTTCAATGATGGTTTGTATGTTGTGAAAGAATTGGAAGAAGGTTTCATTGTTCTTGACAAAGAATTGATGGATGAAAACCCGGTGCTTGTCACAAAGATTGAATATCCTGCTGATGTGAAGGAAGGTGTTGTGGGCATTCTGAAATGGAAATTGAAGAATGAAGCAGCAAATGATGGTGATGCAAGCAAAAAAGACATCCAATCAGAAACATTATCCCGGCACACAGTCACATATGTGACAGATGCATCAGAAGCGGATATTGATGAAGATTTTGGTGTTCCAAAGAAATACATTGCCTTTTTGAAGAATCATATGAAGGCTAGATTCTAGGGGGTGTTTGCATGATAGGTGGAAATATTACAGTACAACTACAGGTAAGCACTTCCGAAAAGAACAAAATTGGTGAACCTGTTCCAATTTGGCATGATGTTCCGGTATATATGCCGGGCAAAAAAGAACCGGGATTGTTCGGTTTTCTTGATTTGCAAGCAGGTGATTCCAAAAACACAGCACACAATGCAAAGATACAGGAATCAACACACGTTTTTCTTTGCGATTTTGCCGAAATCCCGGACAGTTTAACAGTAGGGGGTAAAACTGTTAAGGTATCGGCAGAAAACACGCAAATTGTGGCGAATTCAAAACAGTATGATGTGATGCTGATTGATGATCCAATGGGATTGCATAAGCATTTGGAAATCTATCTGAAATATACAGGGGGGCAATAACATGGCAGTGAAATTCACAGACAACAGTGCTGCTGTAAAAGGTGCTTTGAATGATGCTGTGATTGCCTATCTGTATGAAGCAAGCGGTGAATTGGAAGCACAGGTGAAGCGGAATACAAAAGTTGGTTCCGGACAATTGAAAAATTCCTGGACATATAAAGTGGATGAATCAAAAGGTGAATCAACCATTGGTTCGCCACTTGAAAATGCTATTTGGGAAGAATTTGGAACAGGTGAATATGCCCTTCATGGTGATGGTCGAAAGGGCGGTTGGTTTTACAAGGATGAAAAAGGCAAATGGCATCATACCTATGGTAAAAATCCACACCGGGCATTTCAAAATGCATTCAATTCACTGAAAACTGCATTGATTAAAAGGGCAGAACAAATCTTGAAAGGAAAAATGCAATGACAATTGAAGGAATGGAAATCATATCAAAAAGCATGGAATCCCTTGGTTTGCTGTATGCCTTTGGTGAATACCGGGTGAAGGATGGTGAAGAACCACCTGCAACATACTTTGTCGGTGAATATCAGGAAATTGAATCCATGTATGAAGATGGGATGCAGGAAACAGCCTTTATTATCACAGGCACAACAAGGGAATCATTGCTTGTATTAGAAGAAGCAAAAAAAGCAATAAAAGAAGATATTGGAACAACAGGAAAAGTGGTCATTGCTGACAATGGAACAGCAGTGGCCATTTTTTATGGAAACAGTATGGTGATTCCAACAGGGGTTGCCGGACTGAAACGATTACAGATCAATTTGACTATTAAAGAAATGGAGTGTGAATCATGAGAAAAGCAGGTATTAACAGCAAGACACCGGAAGAAATGTTACTTGGTGCAGGTGTAGTATTCAAGAATTTCAAGTATGTGTACAGTCAAGCAGCTGAAAATGCTACAGGCAAACTTGAAGTTGTAGAAGATACAGCAGAAGAAACAGAAAGCAGCATCCGCATTGGGAAATTGAATCCCGGTGTTTCATTTATCGGCCTTGCAAAAGACTATGAACCTAAAGTTGGTGATTTTGTAGTTGGTGCATGGACAGATGGTGAAGAAAATGTTCTTGGTGCAACCAAGGGTGGAAACAAACTTTCAATCATCCCTGAAATTACACCAATCGAAGTTGATGGTGCTGTTGTAGAAATCAAAGGCCTGAATCAGAAAACAGGTGAAACAGCAACACTTACAACAAACCTTGTACAGCATACGATTGAATCAATCAAACGTGCGATTGTCGGAAAAGAAGTTGACACCTTAATCAAAGGATATACACAGATTCAGACAAAATCACTGATTGAATTATCCGATTACCTGGACAACATTGCGTATGTTGGAACAATGACAGACGGAACAGAAATCATTGCAATTTTAGAAAATGCAATCTGTTCATCCGGTTTGGAATTAGACAATCAGAACAAAGAAACTTCTGTTACACAGACAGTATTCAAAGCAACAGCAGACTTTGCAAGCGGTGTATTTGATACATTGCCTGTATACATTTTCTATCCAAACAAAAAAGCAGAATAAGAGAGGAATATAACCTATGAGCAAAGCAATTGAAGAAGCAAAAATTGAAGAAATCCCGGTGGAAGAATTACTTGAAGAAGTAGTTGTTGAAAGGCCATACACATTACGCAGATTGAAAGATGGTGATTTGTTTCCATTACTCCGCATTTTAAAGAAAATCGGATTGAAGGATTTCAAAGCAGCATTCATTCAGGTTGCGGAAGGCAAAAAGACACTGAAAGAACTTGGTGCAACAGTTGCATTGGATATAGCAGATATATTTATCGGCAATATTGAAAAAGCAGAAACCGAAATCTATGAATTATGGTCTAACATTTCCGGCTTGGAAGTAGAAGCCATCAAGGAAATGGAATTCGGAACATTGCCTTTGATGATTTATGATTCCTTTGGTGAGGTAAAAGACACATCTTTTTTCAAGGTGCTTTTCAAATTGCTTTAGTAGGTGAATTTGAATTCATGGACTTGCTGTATTCAAGGTACGCAAGTCCAATGGAATTCATGAAAACCTATATTGATCAGGGGCGGTTTGGAGAGTTTGTATCGGAAATCCTTGAAATGGAAGCCAAACGCAAGGAAGAAAAAGAAGAAAAAGAAGAAGATGATAGATTGTGGATTGCATATGTTCACAGTATGGCAGATGTGTCATTCGGTGAATGGAAACGGAATCTATTTGAACGAAATGAAACAGAAAGTGAACCTGCAACATTGTCAATGACAAATGAGCAGGTGGAAGAAACAATGCAAAATGCAAGGGGAATATTGAAAAGGTGTTCCCCATCATAAAGGTGAATGCTTATGGAATTGTTTAGACTGCTTGGAACAATAGCAATAGACAATACAGAAGCGAACAACGCATTGAATGACACATCAACAAGGGCAAATGACACAGCCAACGAAACGGAATCAGCATTTTCCAAGATTGGCGGTGTGGCATCCAAGATTGCAACAGGAATTGGAATTGCAGGCGCAGCCATTGGTGGTGCGTTTATTGGTGCGGTAGAAGGTACAAGAGAATATCGGAACGAAATGGCATTGTTGGAATCGGCATATCTAACAGCCGGGCATAGTTCCGAGGAAGCAAAAAGAACCTATTCAGAATTGAATGCGGTGCTTGGTGATTCAGGGCAAGCGGTTGAAGCATCACAGCATCTTGCAAAAATAGCAGACAATGAAACAGAACTTGCAGAATTGACAAATACATTGACAGGTGTATATGCCACATTTGGTGAATCCCTTCCGCTTGAAGGATTGGCAGAAGGTATCAATCACAGTGCTGCCCTTGGGGAAGTACAAGGAAGCCTTGCGGATGCCCTTGAATGGTCAGGAATCACGGTTGAAGATTTCAATGAACAACTTGCAAAGTGTAGTTCAGAAGAAGAAAGACAAAAACTGATTACTGACACATTGAAAGAAACATATAGCAAAGCATCCGAACAGTACAAGGAAACCAATGCGGATATTATTGAATCACGGAAGGCACAGGAAAGATTGTCAGATGCAATGGCCAAGGTTGGTGAAGTCGGTGAACCGATAATGACAGCCATCAAAAATGCGATTGCAAGCATGGCAGAAAGTGCGGTTCCGGTCATTGAAAACATGATTCAGAAGTTTCAGGATATGTCACAGTGGGTGAAGGATAATGAAACCAAAGTGAAGGCCTGGATTGCGGTCATAATAGGTGCCACAACAGCAATTGGAACATTCCTATTGATAATGAAGTGGCAGGCCATAATGACAGCAGCAGCAAACGCAATCAAGGTTGTACGGACAGCAATGCTTGCCATGAATGCAGCAATGCTTGCAAATCCCATTGGATTGGTTGTGGCAGCAATAGCAGGCCTTGTGGCAGCCTTTTTGTATTTATGGAAAAACTGTGAATCCTTCCGCAAATTTTGGCAGAAAACATGGAACCTGATAAAAGATGCTTCACAAAAAGCATGGACAGCCATCAAAAAGGCTTTTAATAATATCGGAACATGGTTTTCAAGTAAGTTCAAACAGGTGCAGAAAGCCGGACAGGATGCCATGAAAAATGTGCAGAAGTGGTTTTCAA